ACTCCACGGAAAGCTTGGATTTGAAGACGTTTAGGTCCATTCTGAAGATAGTCTGCGATAGCATATTGAGCACGGGTTGGGGAAGGAAGGTCGAGCTGTTCCCAGAGGGCTTGTAAGAACAGCTTAAAATCCTCTTGGAGGACGGTTACGACGGACTTCATTTTACCATTTAACGTTTATACCGCTAGAGTCCTTCACTTTACCTCCTAGTATATTCTTTAAAGCTGCGTCAAGAGCTTTATCTTTACCGGGTTTGTAATCGTCTCCTACTGCAACTCCACCGCCTATTTTCTTAAGTGCTACTTTAACACCTTTCTTCTTTAGCAGAGCTTCCATCTTTTTCTTTTCAGCTGCTGTAGGCTTCTTGTCCTTCTTCTTTGCTTCTCTAGCCATGTTTAAATCGCCTCCAAGGGGGTTGTAATGTGTTTCATGTGTGTTTGGTCATTGCTTGATTTTCATACGCTTCATAGCGTCTTCTAGATCAAGTTCTTTTCTTATAGCATCTGCTTGGTTTTTATTAGCTTTAGACATCACTTCTCTACCACCAGATAAGTTCCAGATCTTTTCTACTTTACCAATGTTATCACCAAGTTTCATTAAAGCATATGCTCCGGGTCTAGCACCGGGTATTGGTAAAGCTGTTAATCCCATAGCTGCTAAATTAGTTAACACTTGACCACTACTTAAAGCTAAATCAATAGCATTTTCTTTAGATGGATCTCCAACGAAAGAGACACCATCCATTACAGCACCAACAATATCACCACTCATATTAACTAAAGGATTATTAGATGAACCAGCTATACGAGCTAAATTACGTGGATTAGATATACTGGTAAATAAGTTTTTAGCTGATTGTTTTAAGTCAACAGGATTAGCTTGTTTAACTAAACGGTTTTGAGCTATACGTCTGTTTTGAAGATCAGCTTCAATAGCCGCACCTTCAGCAGATATAGTAGGATCATGTAATATTGTAGAACGTTGTCTAGGTGTAAAACGACTTAAATTTTGTATACCTTCAGTACCTTCCATTAAGTATGCATTAAATGCTTTAGAAACATTAGCACCTTCTAGACCTGCCATTTCTAAATCATCTATACCTTTTAAAGTTTGTTTACCTTGAGAAATATTAGGTGCAAGGTTATCTACTCCTATATCACCACTTTTTTCTATCGCAGTTGCTGGTTGAGCTGCTACATTATATTTCCAATTAGACCCGCCTTCATCGGCTGATACACCGTGACCTCTCTGGTGAGTCCAACCTGTTCGTTTTGATGCAAGATTAGCTTCCTGAGCTGCGACTACATCCCAACCCCTATTCATCACACGTCTAAATTCATCTAAAGATCTAGGCTTTCCAGTTTTAGGGTCTACAGGCCATTTACCAGTTTCATTTAAACGTTCAACTTGTTTTAATACTTCTGGATTTACAAAGTTACCTTTATACATACCAGTTGAATTATACTTCCTAAATTCTTCAGGAGTCAACTTAACACCCGGTAAATCTTTATGAGTTTTAGTAGCGACTGGTTTTCCTTTAAGACCTATGTTTGCTTGGTCTCCTTTAGCCGTTGCAGTTGCGTGTGTTACTTTAAATGTATTATCTGGTTCATCTTTTATAGTCAATTTTTTCGGTACACCTGATCTTATCTCTAATTGTTTAAGGTCTTTAGTTAAAGGTGTGAACTGAGGATCTTGTTTACCTGATTGTATTCTAGAATAATTAGATTGTAATTGATCTTTAATAATTCGTTTAGCTTCATCTCTAGTTTCAAAAGAGACGACAGAATTACCAGCATCGAAGGCGAGGCTGTTATATCTTGATTCTGTGTAACTCATCTCATGTTACCGAATAAACTTGTCAATGGTTTTCTATTATTTAAAATATCTTGCAATCTGTTTGCAGTACTATTAGTACCAGCCTCTATAACCGTTTCAGTTAACCCTTCTACTGGAGCATCTACTTTCCCTTCTACTTTCTCAGTTGGTTTACTTGTCTCTGGTGTAGGAAGTTGTTCATCTTCTAAATCACGCCATGTTTCAATCTTATGTTGTGTTTTAGGTTTCACACCAGTTCTAAATTCCCTTTCAGCTTCAAAATCAGCAGAACCCGGTCCATCATAAGAATGCATTGGAGATTTTAATTTCTCAGCTTCTTTTTTAGGATCTTCAATTGGTTTATTTGCTTTTTCAAGCATCTGTTTATATTGAGTATTCTCTTCTCTCGACCCTCTTGAATTCAATTTATTTGTACCAACAATTTTAGCTATAAGTTTGTGTTTAGGATCTTCTGGTTTTAAGTTCTGAACTTGTTTAAAAAAGTTTTGACTTGCATCATCAGTACGATTTGCAAAATCAACAAAAGGATCTAAATCTTGATAAGCATTAAATTCTTTTGCAACATCTTCAATTTTAACGTCTTTAGTTTCTTCACCTAATTTCTTATTATTATCAAATGTACGTTTAATAGTTGCTGCAGCATCAACAATAGTGGCAACGGATGATAGAGTAGATTCTTCTTCTTGATCTGCAGAGAGTGCTTCACCTAAACCAGTTAAACCTTTTTCCCATTTAGTTCTGTTATCATCTAAATGTTTTAAAGGATCCCATGGATCTTTCTTTTTTCGTGGTTTATTACCTTGCATAATTAATTAATGTGTGTTAAAATAAGTTCCTCCCTATACGGTTTGTATCCAAACGTATCTCTCATCCAGTCCCTCCAGTGTCTACTACCTTTCTCCTGATTACATCTCCTACAAGCTGGTACCATATTCTTTGTAATTGTTTCTCCACCGTTGCATTTGGGTTTAACATGATCGAGTGTAAGTTGATTGATTTCATAATGGTTTCCACAATAAACACATGTACAATTGAAGTGCTCTTTAACAGCTCTTCTCCAGAGCTTCTTAGCTTGTGGACTTGTCATGGTTATTAGATTGTATAGATAATGTTTAGGAGTTGGTAGTAGGGGTGTCACTAGGCTTTTTTACCTCTGTTTCTGGCTCTGTTTTTGGATTGGGCTTCGAGGGTTGTGCCCCCGCCTTGTTTATGCGAGACATCCAAGTTATCGCCATTACCATAGGTTTTTCGTTTTCGGTTTTCGGCATTCAGTTTAGCTCTACGTTTCTTTTCAGATGGTTTAGCATTATACTTTTTAGAATAAGCATACTTTACTTTTAAAGCATCTTTGTTCTTTCTATAGTACTTCGTGCTCTCGCTTGCCATATAATCTCCGTTGTACAAGGTCAGGGTCGATTTGAGGCATTACAGCTGCCAATTTATCCAATGGATTACCTTCATAAGCAACACCACTGATATCATTTTTAACTAGCCAATCACAGGCTGCTTTTAATTCATGAGCAGAAGCTTCTCCACTCTTTATTCTTTTAAGGAATTCAGTCGTAACGAGCCGATGTAGCTCGTTAAACTGTTCTTCCGTAGCTCTTTTAGCCATTATGTTTTAGGAAATAACTGTTTCTCCAAAAATTCTACTGCTTTATCATCCACAGTGTTATCGGTAGTGGAAACAAGCTTCTTTAAAATATCAACGATTAGTCTTTTAACTGAATCAGAAGTTGCAAATTTCAGTAGGATTGGTTTAATTAGTAGAATCATTTACTTTAGTGGGTTGTTTAGGGCAATTGTACTCTTTTTCCTTCCAAGGAGGTGTGAATTTTTCAACTGGAGTACATTCTTTTTTTAAATACTGCTTAACTGCAGCTTGTTTTTCTTTTTTATATTCAACTATAGGGACAACATCGTTACACATGTCATAAACACGTGTATTTTCAGCTAACATAAATCCTTTTCGTTGTAATTCAGCACATTTGAGTACACGAACTAGCTCATAATCAAGCCTCATTTTCTCTTCTTGTCTTGCAGCTATACGTCTGCACTGTGCTAAACCACTACGGTCTAATGGTATCATGAAGTTTATCTGTCCTCCCCAGTTTTCAGCTACTGTGTAGCTCCTTTGAGTCATCTCTTCATCAAATGGTACTGTATGATTGCCCATGTAGAAGGGGCTAAATGTCATAGTAGCACCATTACAGCTCACTCCAGAACCGTAGTGCTGCCTTGAAGGAGCACCATTGTTCTGGAATTGGACTGCTTGGTTAGTTACATTTCCAGTCGCTGCAGCAACGGGATTAGAGGTGTTATTAACCTCTGGATCTGATGCTTTAGCTGGTGCTATTGAGAGAAGACTGATAAGGAGACAGTAGTAGATTCCTGTGCGATAGTTCGATCTATCTCTGTCTTTTCTATAATCTGACTGGCTGCTCTGTTTACTATTTCTAGCGTGAAATCTGAGCCAGCTGTTGTCAGGTTGAAGACTGAATCTGAATCTGCTATTCCTCCAGAGCTTGCTGATGAATGAGTTATATTGTCTCCCGACCATTTCTGTAACGCTGCTCCATAGGTGGTAGTGACGATTTCTTCGTCTATATCAATTGTTGTAGTTGTAGTACTGTTCATCGACCCTTGGGTGAAGTTGGGTTGAACTAATTCTGCTCTTACTACCGTGGGTGATGCCAGTAGGAAGAGTAAAAGCCA